TCGTAAAGCGAGAGAACCAGGTGTTATGGAAGTTGATCGCGCATTGACTGCAGTTCTCATGCACGAACAAAATAAATTAAAGTTTGACACCAATAGGAAATATACGGTAAGATATAGAGTTGGTAGCACTGGCATCTCAGTCAAAAAAGAATTTTTTATTAAGGGTAACAAAGCAATGATAGATTTTTATAAAGGTAAACTTCCATGGAAAAAATAAATGCATGCATTGTCTCAGTTTCAATGCCAAATATCAATCGCAAAACGGTTGAGTTGCAACGCGAGGTTGTAGAGAAATTTAATCCTCAGAACTATCCGCACTATCAATTTCTTGTTGGCATGGATGTCAAGCATGGAGTATTCCTAGATTATTTTTGGGGCATGAATGGCGTCAAAGCAGGTGTCTTGCGAGATAAGAATGTTGAAAAGAAATTAGATCACGATGTTGTTATTATTCTTGATATAGATTGTATTCCGTTAAGCAATCATGCGTTTGAATACTATGCGAAGATTGCATTAGAAGGTAAATTAATTGGGAATGCGCAGCGAACAAACCACCTACAAAATAATCAACATGTATTTGCTGCGCCTTCTGCTTCTGCAATAAGTAAACAAACCTATTCTAGAATCGGAGCACCCTCTGCACTTGAAACAGAACGTTCTGATGTTTTAGAAGAATACACTTGGGCGGCAGAAGCAAATGGTGTTGGTGTTGTTAAAGTTTTACCTTTAAGATATGATGCACCACCACAGCGTTATGACTGGGAAAAGAATCAGCCTCCATACTGGGATCTTGCCGACGGAATGCCGAAGTATGGAATGGGCACGACATACGGTGATGATAGTGGTGACTTGTTCTGGCATAATTTCCAAATTCGCATGCCAGGACAAGAAGAACGTTTTTGGAATAAATGCGAAGAAGTTTTAGTACGAGGTATGTATGAAGATCGCTCTATTAAGCACTGATACAGAACACTATCTACTCCAATGGTGGTTTCCACATACCGTCAAAAAATTTGATTTCGGTGTTGTTGTAGACTTTGGTTGGGGCGAAGAATCTGACAATACATATGAACTTTATAAGAAACATGCTCCACATTGGAGATATTATAAGGTAACACAAACAGAGGTGAGTAACTTTCTATGGGATGTTGTTCTTTCAAAAATCGAAAAGAATTTGTTAGAAGAATTTCCTGAAAGTTGGATTACAACTCTCAATGCAACTGAATTTCTAGTTGGCAATCTAGATTATTTGAATGACTTTAAAAGTCCAAGACAAGTATTGATCCCTTGTCATCTGATGAACGATTTACCAGAGCATGAGGGTGTGGAGCCAGATCCTGATGTTCCAATGTTAGAACAGCGTCATCATGGAGTTCATTACAAAAATGATTTCCCCCATCCACATCATGGAACAAGTATTGGATTATTTAATCAGAAAAAACCAGAAAAGGTTATTCTAAATACAAGGTGGATGAGGAGTATACATAACTATCCAGTCGACTATTTGGCAACTTCTGTTTATAGTGTTGGTCGTCATTTTTGGGATATGGGTAAGGCTACAGACAAACTTGCGATTTGTCATTTAAATTTATCGCCATTGACGCAAACTTTTATAAATCGAAAGACACAGATTAAGCGAAGACTGACCAAATCTGATCTAAGTATGGATCGCGGTATACACCATAACAATGCAACGCCAGAAACAATTATGGCTGCTAAAAGATTTTATGATCAATTAACAGTTGATCTGAGTGATGAAATTGCAAATTTGGAGAAAAACTAATGGCTAATCGTAGTGACTTTTTTAATGCTAAACTTCCACGCCACTTTAAGCGAATGCTTGCTATGGGGCAAACTTATGGTTGGACAGGCGATGAACACAGTCGTGGACAATTGAAGCGACAGTTTATTTCTGCGCATGCTAATCATGTAAATTTTAAGTTGAAGCGACAGTCTATGGACACTGGAAACAGTGAAGAATAATGCATTCTCTAACTGAACTTCGTGATTTTCTTGCCTCTAAAGAAATAGAGATAAAAGAATTTAATGGTTGGAGACTGATAGTTGGTAAGGATATTTGGACTATGTTGCAGGATTCTTTTTATAAGAATAATGAGAAACAAAGTCTAAAAGAAAAAGGTCTATTTGACAAATATAAAAAGGTGAAAACAAATGACAATCAAAGCAATCAAACTCGTAAATGGCGAGGAATTAATTGTAGAAATCGTAGATGATGGTGATGTTGAATTAACGTTCACTAATCCAGTTGCCTGTGTTCTTCAGCGTGGTAAAGATGGCGCACCAGTTCTTGGTTTTATGCCATGGATGCAAGCAAGCAATCCTCCGTTCACAATCAAGAAGAATCATATTCTTGTTATCGCAGAGGTTGCTGATGATGTGAAAAACGGGTATAATCAGATATTCGGCGCGGGAATAGTTGTACCGCCAAAGCAATTAATCACAGGGTGATATGTCCGATTTCTACACTAACGTCTGCGTCTCTGGAAAGTTTATTCTTTTCAGAGGCGTAGAAAACGACAAGCGTGTCCGACGAAAGATTGAGTATCGTCCGACATTTTATTTGTTAAGTCAAGAGCAAACTGACACAAGAACATTGAATGGTGATTTCGTAAAGCCGATACAGCCAGGCAATATTTCAGAGTGTCGTGATTTTTTAAAGAGGTATGAGAGTGTCGATAATTTCCCTGTTTTTGGTAATAATCGCTACGAGTATGCTTTTATTGCCGATACTTTTGCTGATGATATACTCTGGGATGTTAATAAAGTTAGCATTGCCTATCTTGACATCGAGGTCGGATCTGAAAATGGATTCCCCGAACCAAGAGATGCTGCCGAAGAAATCACAGCAATCACTATCAAACTCAAAGGTAATTATTTTGTGTTTGGTTGCGGCGATTATATCAAGCATCGTGACGACGTGCACTATGCAAAGTGTCGAGATGAACTCGACCTTATACGAAGATTCCTTGACTTCTGGGCAAGATTCCATCCTGATGTAATCTCTGGCTGGAATATTAAGACATTCGATATTCCATATCTTGTAAATCGCATCACCAAAATTCTTGGTGAGTCAGAAGCAAAAAAATTATCTCCTTGGAATTATCTAGACAAACGCGAAGCATACATTATGAATCGCGAGCATATGATCTACGATATTGTAGGTGTTGCTACGCTAGATTATATTGAATTGTATCGCAAATTCACATACGCGCAACAAGAATCATATCGTCTCGATAATATTGCTCATGTTGAATTGGGAGAAAAGAAACTCGACTTTAGTGAGTTCGAGACACTTCATCAATTGTACAAACAAGATTATCAAAAGTTCATTGAGTATAATATCAAAGACGTAGAACTTGTTGAGAAACTCGAAGACAAGATGAAGTTGATTGAGTTGGCTCTGACTCTTGCATATGATAACAAAGTAAACTATGATGATGTGTTCACTCAAGTGCGCATGTGGGATGCGATTGTTTATAACTACCTCAAGAGAAAAAATGTTGTTATCCCGCAAATGAAAAAGGGTGACAAAAAAACAGCATACGAAGGTGCGTATGTAAAAGAACCATTACTAGGAATGCATAATTGGGTTGCTTCGTTTGACTTGAACAGTCTGTATCCGCATTTGATTATGCAATATAATATTTCAATGGAGTCTCTTATCGAACCAGCCAAGTATACTGATGAGATGAAAGATTTTATTGGCAATAAACGAATTAATGTTGATACGCTACTCAGTCAACAAATCGACACTACTGCTCTCAAAAAAATGGGCGTGACTCTTACACCGAATGGTCAACTGTTCAGCATCAAAGAACAAGGCGTAATGCCCGAGATTATGGACAGCATGTACAAAGATCGCACACGCTATAAGAAATTGGCACTAGAAGCAAAGAAGAAAATCGAAACAGTGCTCGAAGATAACAATCAAGTTAAGTATTTGGAAAATCAAATCTCGCGATATAATAATCTTCAGTTGGCTAAGAAGGTCACGCTGAACTCTGCTTACGGTGCGCTGGGCAATCAATACTTCCGCTTCTTTGATACTCGTATCGCTGAGGGTATTACGACAGCAGGTCAGTTGTCGATTCGTTGGATCGAACAAAAGATTAACAAGTATATGAATGTTCTACTCAAAACTGGCAATGAGGATTATGTTATTGCTTCGGATACAGATTCAATCTATCTTAACCTTGGTCCAATCGTAGATAAATTCTTCCCGAATACGAATGATACAAAAAAGGTTATTCGATTCATGAACAAAATTTGTGAAGAGAAGATCCAACCGTTTATTGACCAATCGTATGAAGAACTTAAAGAATATGTTAACGGATACCAGCAGCGTATGGAGATGAAGCGAGAATCTCTTGCTGATAAGGCAATTTGGACTGCGAAGAAGCGTTATATTCTTAACGTCTATGATAGTGAGGGTGTCGCCTACGCAAAACCTAAACTCAAGATTATGGGGCTTGAGGCTGTTAAGTCTTCAACTCCCTCCGCCTGTCGCACGAAAATTAAAGAAGCAATTAACATTATCATGACGCAAACGCAAGATGATCTTCATAGATTTATCGAAAAATTCAGAGCAGATTTTAACAAAATGCCAGTCGAAGATATCGCATTTCCTCGCAGCGTCAATGGTTTATCTGAGTATGCTGATGACAATAGTATCTTTAAGAAAGGAACACCCATTCATGTAAAAGGTGCCTTGGTGTACAATCATTTCTTGCGAGAAATGAATCTTACTAAAAGATATCAAGTAATTCAAGAGGGTGAGAAGATCAAGTTTATCTATCTAAAACAACCAAACTTATTCAATAATAATACTCTTGCATTCTTATCTGGCTTGCCCAAACAACTTGATGCTGAACAATACATTGATTATGATTTACAATTCGAAAAATCATTTATCGAACCGCTGAGTATAATTCTATCTACAATAAATTGGCAGACAGAAAAAATTGAAACTTTAGATTGCTTTTTCGTTTAACATATACTATAATAGAATATCCAAATACATGGAGAATACAAATGAGCCTACTCGACAAACTCAAGAAAAATTCTACAATTAAAGACACCGCAATTCTTTCTCGCTCAATCTTTTTCGAAGAGAAGGATATGGTGCAAACTAGCATTCCTGCCATTAATATTGCGCTTTCTGGTTCACTTGACGGTGGCTTCACTCCTGGTCTCACAATGTGGGCTGGTCCGAGTAAACACTTCAAGACTGCATTCAGTTTGATTATGGCAAAGGCATATCAGGACAAGTACCCT